GCAGATGGTCGCAATGGCGCTGGCGAAGCATGAGACAGTTCATCTGGTGATTGCCGAAGGCAACCATGACGAAGAAAGTGCAGGGTGGCTGGCCGACCTGTTTGCGGTTCACTATGAACAGGATGACCGGATCACGGTCAACAACGCTTCACTGCCGTTCTATGTCGTCGAATGGGGCCAGACCATGATCGGCATTCACCATGGCCACAAGGTCAAGAACGAAAGCCTGCCACTGCTATTCGCCGCACAATATGCGGCGATCTGGGGCCGCACAATCCGCAGGGAAATCCATTGCGGCCACCGGCACCACCGCGATGAAAAGGAATATAACGGCGTGACCGTAATCCAGCATCCAACGCTATCGGCCCGCGATGCCTATGCCGCACGCGGCGGCTGGATCGCTGACCGGGCTGCATGGTCGGTCACATATCACAAACTGTTCGGGGCTGTTGGCCGTGTTATGGTGACACCTGAAATGTGCGCAAAGCTAAACTGAAGGGACGATCAAGATGCCACTGAAAAAGGGCTATAGCCAAAAGACCATCAGCGCCAACATCAGCCGCGAGGTGAAGCGCGGCCATCCACAAAAGCAGGCCGTTGCCATTGCCCTGTCGGTGGCCAGCGATGCCAAGAAGAAAGCCAAGAAACGCTGATCGACAGGTCTGCCACTAAATAGGTGCATTTAATGGCAGACCAATGATCACCGCCTGCGCTGGGCGCGTGCCAGCATTCGCTGACCAAAGAAGATGACCTTTTCGGCATCATAGGCTTCGGTGGTGCCGGGCTTGCCTTGGCCTTGCCGACCGGCTGCAATGCGCCAAGCAGCCTTGAAGGCATTGGCGACATCGTATTCCATCGACAGGGCTTCAATGATGTCATTACATTCGGCCATATAAGCCGGGCCACCAGATGTCGGGTCTTCGACCTGCACCTTGTAATAGTCAGATGATCCGCCAGTCAGTTTTGACATTGCCTGAAGCCTTTGCGTTTTGGGTCGATCTGCGGCTTGCTGGCGCACGTTTGGCGCAGGCATGACAGAACACCGTTCAAGGGGATGGTGGCCTTGCAATAGTCACACCAGATCGCTTTGGCGTTCATTGGTGTGCGACCTTCTGCTGTTGCTGGCCTGAAAGCAGTTCCCGCATCCCGTAGGATGCAGCTTCCCGTTCCAGATTGGCGACATGAGCGCGGGCGCGGGCCAACTGGTCAGGAAGCACGCGCTGGCGATATAGGATGCGGTCGATGCGATCAACGGCCACGGCTGATGATCCTGAAGGCTTCACGAAGGTCGCGCTGGATCGACCAGAAGCAGGCGATGCCAATGGCGGCAAAAACGACTTCGATGATGATGTGCAAAATGTTCATGGTGGTGTTCCTTGTAATGGTGGGCGGGCCGTCAAGCCCGCCCTAATGATTTCAAGCGAAATGATAATCGCAGACTTGATCGAACGGAACGGCTTCGCCAGCTTCGCGGGCCGCATGACGTTCGCGGGCCTGAAAATAACCGACATCATCCAGACCCTGATAAGCAGCCGAACCATAAGCAGGATCAACTTCGTTCCAATGACCGAAATCAAGATCGCGACCGGCAGCGGTGGCAGCTTCAATGCGAACTAATAAGCGACCAGCTTCAGCTTCTTGATCCATAAAATAACGATCATGAGCAAAACGGCGACCCGTCGCATCTTCAGCGACGACATAAATGGCGCGACCGTAAACGACCGAACCATCTTCATCACGACCAAGATCAACCAGATCATCGCGAAGACCAAAAGAAAGAGCCATGTTTTTGTTCCTTGTGTGTGTCTGCACCGTGTGTGCCTGCACACGTTAGGGCGCTGCGCCCTATCTGTCAACAGGCATCAGAACGGAACAAACAGTTCCCATTGATCGCAGCCATCTTTCCACGCTTCGACTGGGATCGTGTCCTGCCACTTCTTGCAGAAGCCACCGTCGAAGTGATCGCATTCTATGCAGCGTGGTTCGTCCAACTTCTGCCCTGTCATGGTGGCCGCTGATTGGATGATGTCGCGCAGGTGCTGTCTGGTGAAAATTCTCATGTCAAAAGTTCCTTGTGATCACGCGATGGAACTTGCCTTCGCGCTTATATGTGATGGTGGATGGTGGGTTGCCTTCATTCATCGCGTCGGCGATGGCTTCAAGATCATCATCTGGCGACAGGACGATGCCAGAACGCTGCGCCAGTGTGAAGACCAATGATCTGTTGCGCTGGCCGAACTGACCTTCGTGTTTCACCGGCAGATATTCGGTCACGCTGTCAGCAAACCCGCCATAGTAAGTGATGGCCAGCATTTCATTGCCGCTGGTGCGGCCAACGTGCTTTCGCCAGCGCCAATCAGTGACCACCATTTCCAGCGGGGCAATGCCCATGATGTCGTCATGGTGAAGCTGAACGATCTTTTCCTTGGCTTCGAATTCGAATTCGTGGCCGCAGACTGGGCAGGTCTTGGCGGCTGCCGCGACAATTTCTTCGCAGGTCGGGCAGTCTTTCGTCGGCGCATCGCCTTTGCCGGGCTTGCCGGGCGGTTCGATGGCCGTGATTGGGCCGTGGCGCTTCACATTGCCAGCGAAGTCAAGAACAAGGCAGTGGTCGGTGTGCGACTTCAGGCGCATTCCGCGACCGGCCATCTGAAGATAAAGGCCGGGCGACATGGTGGGCCGCGCCATGATGATGCAGTCGGTGTCTGGCGCATCGAAGCCAGTGGTCAGCACGTTCGCGTTCGTCAGCGCACGCAGCCTGCCAGCCTTGAAGGCGTCAATGATCCGGCTGCGGTCTGACTTTGCAGTCTTGCCGGTGACGCAGGCAGCCTGCACGCCTTGCCGGTTCAGTTCTGCGGCCATGTGTTCGGCATGATCGACGCCAGTGCAGAAGAACAGCATCGACCGGCAATGCCCGGCCCTGCGGATCGTTTCGCTGACAATGGCTTCGGTCGTGGCTTGATTATCGACCGCGGCTTCAAGCGCACCGGCAATGAATTCACCGCCACGCTTGGCGACCGCGGAAACGTCGATCTGTTCATCTGTCAGCTTCGACCGCAGCGGTGCCAGATAGCCACCAAAGATCAATTCTTCGATGGTCACTGGTTCGATCAGGGCATCGAACAGCGTGTCTTCGCCTTCATGGATCATGCCATGGCCAAGGCGATATGGCGAAGCTGTCAGGCCAATGATCCGCAGGGCTGGATTGATCACCAGCAGGTCGCGCAAGAAGGTGCGATATTGACCGGCATCATGGTGGGCAATCAGGTGGCATTCATCGACGATGATGATGTCGATGTGGCCCATCTTTTCCGCGTGCCGCCAGATCGACTGAATGCTGGCAAAGGTGATCGGTTCGTCGGTCTGCTTCTTGCCGATGCCTGCCGAATAGATGCCAAGCGGCGCATCGGGCCAAAGGCCGACCATCTTTTCGGCATTCTGAAGGATCAGTTCTTTGACATGGGTCAGCATCACCACGCGGGTCGATGGCCACTGCGTCAGTGCATCACGCACCAGCGCAGCGTTCACCAGCGACTTGCCAGCGCCGGTCGGCAGCACAAGGCAAGGATTGCCGACATCGTTGTCGATGAACCAGTCATAGATCGCGTCGATGGATCGCTGCTGATATTCGCGAAGCTGCACCGTCAGCCGACCACTTCTGCGCCGGGGAACACGCGGCGCACTTCGTCGATCATGGGGTGGCCGGTGCAGGCCGATGGATTGGCAACAATTTCACGCGACTTGAAGCCTTCTGGCTTGCTGGTGTTCAGCACCGGCTTGCCGTCGATGATCCATGTCGCGGTCAAACCGTCTTCACTGGGCTGCATCTGCCATGGCACCATATCTGGATGCAGAACGTGATCGTCACATCCTTCGATCTGGGCTTCGACATCAGGGATCGGTGCATCCCACCGGGCGCAGTGCCATGTTCCTTCTGGCTTGGCGGTGACATGGGCGCAGGTGCGGCAGTTCGTTTCTTTGGTGGGCTGCTTTTCGTGGCAGAAGCTATGCGCGGCACACCACTTGCACTGATACCATGTTGGATCACCGCTGATCGGTTCAGGGATGCGTTCGCTGGTCGTGATCCGGTGAGCCTTGGCGACCAGTGCCAGCGCGAAGTCTTTGTCCAGCCTGACACGTTCGACATGAAGCTGGTCGTCATCCTTGCAGACGGCAAAATAAAGGGCGCGGTCGATGTTCCGCTTCAGCATATAGACCTGCATCTGGGCATAGTGCATCGGCTTCGATGCCTGCACGCCTTGCGCCACCAGTTCCTTGAACGACTTCAGGGCGTGGGTCTTAATTTCCAGAACGTGCATCTTGTTCGGGGCTTCAGGCACGCCGGTCACGATGCCGTCGAGCGATCCGCCGAAGTGACCGTCGCTGATAGTGAACTGGCGGCGGGTCTTCTGATCATATTCATGAACCGTCAGTCCAGCGGCACGCAGATCGGACACGACCTGAAATTCTTCGAGATGGCCGCGACGGAACAGCCGCAGCACGCGACCGGGAAATGGCTCGAACACTGCCCATCGGAACGACAGCCACAGCCAGCGGTCACAGTCGTGGCCAATCAGCGACCCGCCAAGGTGTGGTCGTGGCTGTTGCTTGACGGCTGCTAATGCGTCAAAAATGCGCTTCGGGATCGTGTCAGTCGGTGGCGGGATCGCGACCATGTTCAATTTCCTTTGTCGGTGATGGCTGCCCGCTTGATCTGGGCAACAATGTTCTTGGTGGCGTGGCCACCGTGACCTTCAGCAATGCGGCCTTTAGGACAGATGCCGACGAAGCGGCCATTTAGGCGCAGCTTCAGGTGACGACCGCCCACTTCAACAGACCAAGGCAGGCCAGTGGCCTTCATGGCCTTTTCGATGTCTGGGTGAA